GAGGGCTTAATGTGCCTGAAGATGTGAATGTGTGTATTTGGTTACCACCTGAAGTAGTAAGAGTGCCACCTACGAATTTAGGTGTAGCAGATGCGTAAGATATGATGACTATGCCTGAACCGCCTGCAGCTCCATCTCCAAGACTAGATGAACCTCCTCCGCCACCACCTCTATTAGTTGTTCCTGCAGTTGCTGCTGTAGATGAACCTGCTCCACCGTTACCGCCACCACCTGAACCACCTGCTTGAACAGTAGAAGTGTCATTACCAGCACCACCGCCTCCAGCATATGTAACAGAACTTCCTGATATGCTAGACGACAAACCTGCTCCACCTACACCTGACCCTGCCGTAGAAGTTCCAGTTCCGCCTGCTGCTCCAGCACCGCCACCACCGCCACCAGAATAAGCAGGTGAACCGCTATTTGCACTACCGCCATTATTACCTTGACCAGAAGTAGCAGCTCCACCAGCATTATTTGCATATCCACCGCCTCCGCCTGAACCACCAGAACCACCAGCAGCTGCTGGATGACCGCCATAACCACCACCTATTGCAGTAACAGTAGATAATCCTGTTCCAGAAATAACTGAATTAGCACCTTGAGAGCCGCTTGTATTGCTAGACGTAGCTCCATTACCACCAGCACCTACAGTAATAGAATATGTGTTAAGTGTAGATAATGTAAATGTAGAAGTTAAATAACCTCCTGCACCACCACCACCAGAGTTTGAAGACTTACCACCTCCACCTCCACCAGCAACAACAAGATAAGATGCTGCTACTTTTGTTTTATCTGCGGCAGATAGAATACCATAAGCTCTTGCTGCTTGTACGGCTAGTCTTGACAATAATGACATTGTTAATTCCTACTTAAATTGAGTTTGAGCTGCGAATACAGAGAATGTTGCTGAACCTGTTTTAATAATGGTATATGAGTAAGCATCTACACCAGAAGCATTACCGCTAGACCATGCTGTACCACCTTGATATTTAGGTGTGACTGATGTACCGTCTACAGTAACAGCACTATTGTAGTAAGCTGTAGCACCTTGTGATACTAGGAATACGACTGTGATAGCTTCACCAGTTGACATAGCAGTATCTAAAGATGTGCCACTTGAACCTCTGAAGTTTACAGTCCAATTCGCACTTGCATTTGTTGTATAGTATAACACAGACTGTGTAGTTACATCATAGTTAATAGTGCCTGTAGCTGCAGTTGCAGATACTGTAACTACTTCTAAAGCGTTTGTGAATTTAGATGCTAGTACTGAAGATGTACCTGTAAATATTTGTTTAGGTGTAAATGTATTTGTACCTGTGTAACTTGGAATATCTGTACCGATAGCAAGCCCTAAAGCTGATCTAGCTGAAGATGCTGTACCTGATCCTGTACCACCTGCTGCAATAGGAATAGTGTCTCCACTTACACCTGACTGCAAGTCTTTAATTTGTGCCATTAGAGTTCTAATAGCATTATTTATACCTGAAGGTGCGCATCCTTCATCAATATCAATACCTGCAATGTCTGTATTTAAGTTTGCGCCAGCACTTGTTGAGTCATACTGACTAATTTTATCTTTTGCCATTTTTTACCTCGTAATTAAATTTGTGACCATGTATTGCTACTTGAACTTGATGCTGTCCATGTGTCTGAACTTGGAGTAATATCAGTCCATGAACTAGCTCCTGCTGTTACTTCTGTCCAAGTATCGCTACTTGGTGTTACATCATTCCATGACTCTGATCCTGGAGTGGTTGGAGACCATTCTTCTCCTAATATCTTACCTAAACCTGTTACTGTAGCATTGCCTGTAATGTTTCCTAGGCCTAATAGTATAAAATTTGGGTTACCTACTAAACTTGCTGTACATAGAATTTCACCATCACCAGCATATTCAACACCACCAAGGCCTACTAATAAAGCATAACCCTCTATAGAACCGTCAAATGTTCTAATTCTGTCACCAGAACCTGTGACTGTGGCATCACCTGTAATAGAACCTGTAGATAGTCTATAACGAACACCATTTCCTGTGACAGTAGCATCTGCTGTTATTGCTCCAGAGCTTGTATAAATAGCGCTAGGGCTTCCAGAAACGCTTGCTAACGCATTTATTTCACCTGACCCTACTGCTACCCTATTTCCTGCTCCAACGACTGTGGCAAAGCCTGTAATTGCACCACTATCAAATGTAATTCTTGATGCTTCACCTTCTAATTGAGCATTAGCAGTAATTGCACCTTGGCCTGTAGATACACGAATACCATTTCCTGTTACAGTAGCGTCACCGGTAATAGCACCTGTGCTTGTTCTTAGTCTTACTGCATTACCTGTTACACTTGCATCAGATGTAATAGCACCTGTGGATAAATTAATACAAGCTGCAGTAGTCCATAATGGATCATCTAGCGAAATAGCTAGACTATCTAAACTACCAAATGCGTCTAATTGGTCTAGTGTCCATGGGCCACAAATAGTAGTGCCATTATCATAAAATGTATTATCTAAACTATATGGTACATTTTCCAAACTACCATAAACGTCTAGTTGCTCTAGCGTCATTGGTACTGGCATAATTTACCTTAAGCTAATGTTACTGAGACTGAACCTACTGCGAATTTAAAAATGTCGCCTGTGTCAATTGCTTTTGAAGTAGTTAATGGTGAATGATATAAAAGGTTACCACCTGAAGCAGCATCATTAATACCAAAGTATGCAACTGTTCCCCATGATCCTGTAGCTTGTGGGAATTCTACTGCAGCGTCATTTAATATTTGACCTGAAGTACCTGAAGCTGTGGCAAATGTAATTTCAGTTCTTGCATATCCGTTACCTGATACTTCTGAACCGCTACCTGCGTCTGTAGGGTCTGTTGTCCATAGTGATACGTATACATTAGCTGGTGCTGTGTATGTTGTACCATTTAGAGTAGCATTTAAAAGTGCGTTCTCTAAGTAATTGCTCATTTCTGCCATAATATTGTCCTTATCTTGGTGTTACGCTTAGTGAAGTGTATGGGTATGTTTGGCCCAAGTCGCTTGTCTTAATGTTTGCAATTGCTCTGTCATATAAAGCTGACCATGTTTGAATACGTCCATCATTCATGAGGTATGGCTCTGCTTCCGCTAGAGTTGCATATAATAAAGCGTCTGGGTAATTAGCTAGATATAAATTGCTAGCTGTTGATGTTGAAATAAATGTAGGTTGTCCATAATAAAGTATTTGAACAGTCATTGTAGAGTCAAATATTGGTGCAAATTGAAACTCTGAACCTAACATTGTAAAGTAATATGGCATACCTGAAAGTGTAGTTTGGCCATTCTTAAAGAATAGATCAGGACTTTGGTATTCAACTCTAATAACTGGGTTACCTTGTACATGTATCTCTCTTACTTCTAACATGTCACTAGGTAAAGCTATTGTGCCATCACCTGCTGTAGATGTAGCAGTAGCTACTTTAAGCATTTTTTCAGTTCTTAAGTCACGGCTCATTCTAATTTGTGCCATTTGAATGAAGTCTGGTATTTGTGAGCTTAAGTCTGTGCGAGCCAAATAGTTTTCAACTACTGTCACAAAATTGGAGTAGGTATTTAAAGCCATTTAATTTCCTTAAAGTTTTTTCAGAAAGACAAGGCATCCATTAGCCATGGACACTTGCTTTAGAATGGTAAAACGCTTAATTAATTTTTCACTCCACCATGCTAGTGGTTGTTGAATTAAGTGAGCATTACGACCATCTGGTAAAATTTTTTGTGCTGGGCCTGTGTGTATTGTAAACAGTCCATATTTATCTACGACTCTTTGCAAGTCATCTAGTACATTATCTAGTAATTCTGGTTCTATGTGTTCAAGAACGTCTATACATGTTACAAACTCACATGGTTCAGGTGTTTGACTCCATAGTGGGTTACTTGGTTCATAAGGTGTGTAATTTACTACACATTTTATTGCATCTTTTAGTCTACATTTACCAGCACCGTAGTCTAATAGGTTTGTAATGTTATGGTTCTTGATAATTTCATCAACAATAGGTGCATAAGCAATACTTGCTACACCATATCCAGGGTTCTCATGCAGTTTAGCCTGCATTTCTCTGTATTCGTTAGAAATTAAGTTGCTCAATGACTTCTTTCCACGTTCTATCGTCTTGGTAAATTAGTCTCATGTGGCGATACCATGGCATGCTTGGTTGTCC